GGTTGCTGATTACAGAGCCGCACTCAAAAAGGTAAAGCGTAATCCCAAAAGCAAGTCAGCAATAGATGAGGCTTTACAGATTGAGAAGTTTTTCAGAAGTCCGTGGTATCAACAGCTGACTTCGGTTGATGGAGAGTTTCTAATCCGTAAGCTTCAGGACGAAATAAGACAATCAGAGTAAATCCGAGGGAAACTTTTTTTCGGAGGTGGCTTATGACAGCTAAGGAATATTTGAAGCAGGCATATCTGTTGGATAAGCAGATCCAGGTTGATGTGAAGGAGCTGGAACAGCTTCGTGAAATGAGAGGTACGATTCAGGGATGTTCTTATGGAGAAAAGATTGGTACCAATCCGAATAGAAATCTGGAAGCGCCGTTTATAAAGACCATTGAAAAGATATGGGATTATGAGCAGAAGATTGATGCACAGATAAACAGATTGGTAGACCTACGTTCAGAAATCAATGCGGCGATTGAAAGTATGGAGAACCCAGAGGAAAGACTTCTTTTGAAATATCGTTATCTGAAAAACGAGAGTTGGGAAGATATTTCCTACGAGCTTAATGTGTCATACAGAACTGTGCATCGTATTCATGCATCGTCACTAAATAATTTTGTTGTACCGGAATAAGGTTGGCACACTTTGTCCCAACATGGCATAAGCATATATGTTACTATGATATTGTAGAAAGTGTACGACGAAAGCAGAGCCTTGGAAGCCAAAAACTTCCGGGGCTTTTTGCGCGAGTAGCGATGAAAATGCCGTGCTTGCACGAACATTTGAGGAGCACCGCGACAACGAGA